ATTCTTTGGTTGTGGTTTACTTTCAGACATTAATCAAGAAGTTAAATTCATTGATATGTCAGAAATTGACGGTTCTCAAAATTGCAGAATTGTTATGAGAATGCAAGCTGGTGTTCAATACGCTATTGGTTCAGACGTAGTTCTTTACCACGCATAAGACTAATTAATTGTGGGGTGTAAAAACCCCACTTATTTATAAACTTTTTAAAACTTAAAATATGTCGTGTGATATTATAGCTGGAAGAACGGAACAATGTAAAGACGCAGTAAGTGGCTTACACGCTATTTATATGGTCAATTACGGTGACGTAGATTTCCAAGCACTAAACCAATATGGTACTGGTGACAACACAGACCAAATTGTTTCTGTACAAACAGACGGTTTGACATTTAGTATTTATAAGTTTGAACTAAAAGGAAATAATTCATTTGAACAAGCTATTAATAGTAGTCGTGAAAATGGTACGACATTTTTTGAGCAGACGCTTACAGTTCAACTTAAAAGACAAGATGTAAAATCTACAAAGAACGTAAAACTAATTTCTTACGGAAGACCAAGAATAATTGTACACGCAAGAGGTGACCAATTTTTCTTAATGGGTCTTGACCAAGGTTGTGATGTAACTGCTGGTTCAATTTCAAGTGGTAGTGCTTTAGGTGACTTTAACGGTTATTCTTTAACATTTACTGCACAAGAAGAATTACCAGCGAACTTCATTAACTGTACAAATGAAACTGAATTAAAACTATTGTTACAAAACGGTGCTGGTGGTACTGGTTCTTGTACAATCGTAACTTCATAAGAAACACTTTTCCTTTACTTTATACTTGTGTTAAGGGCGTTATTTCGGTAACGCCTTTTTTTATTAGAAACAAAAACACGAAAATTAGTTATATAAGTATGGTTATACTAACAACTTCTACAAGTCCACAATCTTTTATATTTATACCACGTTCTAAAACGTATGACGGTCTTTATTTAACAGATGAAAGTACAAACGTAACTACACAAATTACAATTAGTTCAAACGCAACTAATGACTATTACGAAACTATTACTGCAACCTTTGTAGTAGCTTCACCAAGCTTTACTTTAAAAGAAGGAAGGTTTTACACTTTTGAAGTGCGTAATGGTTCAAGCGTAGTTTATAAAGGCAAAATATTCTGTACTGACCAAACAGTAAGTTCTTATAGTGTAAACCACAACACGTACACACAACATAGTACAACTAACGATTTTATAATGTATGAATAATAACAATCTACACGTATTAAATTTAAGTGCTTACGAAGCACCAGAAGTAGTTGAAAATAACAAAGACAACTACGTGACGTATGGCACTAATAACGACTATTACGACTTTCTAATTGAAAGGTATAAAAATAGTGCTACAAATAATGCTATTATAAACAATATATCAAAGTTTGTATATGGTAAAGGTTTAAATGCTACTGACGCTTCTAAAAAACCAAATGAATACGCACAACTTATTACTTTATTAGATAAAGACGAACTAAAAAAAGTAATTCTTGACTTTAAAATGTTAGGACAAGCAGCGTTCCAGGTACATTATTCTAAAGACCGTAAGAAAATAGCAAAGGTATATCATATGCCTATCCAACTAATTGCACCTGAAAAGTGTGATGAATACGGAAATATCAAAGGTTACTATTATAGTGATAATTGGAAGGACACTAAAAAATTCCCACCTAAAAGAATTGCAGCTTTTGGAAGTTCAAAAGACGAAGTAGAAATATTATGCTTTAAAAACTACACGGTTGGAATGAAGTATTTTGGTTGTGTAGACTATGTAGGTGCTTTATCATATTGTACACTTGAAGAAGAAATTTCAGACTACTTAATAAACGAAGTACAAAATGGTTTTAGTGGTACTAAAGTAGTAAACTTTAACAATGGAATACCAACAGAAGAACAACAAAACATTATTTCAAATAAAGTAATGTCAAAGCTTACTGGTTCACACGGTCAAAAAGTAATAGTAGCTTTTAATAGTGATGAAACAAGCAAGACTACAATAGATGACATACAACTAAATGACGCACCAGACCATTACACTTATTTAAGTGAAGAATGTTTACGTAAAATAATGTTAGGACACAATGTTACAAGTCCTTTATTATTTGGAATAGCAAACGCAAATGGTTTTAGTTCAAATGCAGACGAGTTAAAAAATAGTTCTATTTTATTTGAAAACTTAAATATAAAACCAATGCAAGGTGTTATAATAGACGCTATTAATAAAATATTAGCTTACAATGGTATTGCATTAAACTTATATTTTAGGACTTTACAACCTTTAGAATTTAAAGATTTAGACGGATATAAAGACGCTGAAGAAAAAGAAGAAGAAACTGGATATAGTTTTAGTAAAGACGGTGTAACTAAAGAATTTAATTTAGAAGAATTAATAGACGAAATTGGTGAAGATGTGCCAAGTGACTGGCTACTAATAGACGAAAGCGAAGTAGACTATGACAACGAAGAAGAATTAGACCAAATTATAGCAAAAGCTAACAAAAGTAGCAAAGATAGAAGCACCTTATCAAAGATATATAAGTTTGTCACACAAGGTATAGCAAGACCAAATGCAAAAAGTAGACAAGATATTACAGTAGACGGTGTTAAATTCTATACAAGATACAGATATAAAGGTGAACTTCGAGATGATACAAGGGATTTCTGTTCTAAAATGTTAGAAAAAAACAAAATATATCGTAAAGAAGATATAATGCAAATGCGAACTAAACCAGTCAATCCAGGTTGGGGTAGAGGTGGTGCTGATACTTATTCAGTATGGTTGTATAAAGGTGGTGGTTCTTGCAGACATTTTTGGAATCGTGAAGTGTACGTTCAATTTGAAGGTGTTGGATTAGATATTAAAAGTCCAAGACTAAAACCAAAAGCAACTGAAACTGCAATTAAAAAATTAGAAAAATATGGCTACTACACAAACAAAGGTAAAATGATGAATGGAGACCAAGTAGCACAAAAACCAAGAACTATGAGAAATAGAGGTTTTATAAAACCAAGAAATTTTACAACACCAGTAAACGATTAATATGCCAAACGTACTTTTAATATCAAGAAACGACATAACACGCTATACTGCTTTAAATGGTAATGTAGACCAAGATAAGTTTTTGCAATTTATTTATATTGCACAACAAATACATATTTTAAATTTTTTAGGTACAGACTTACTTGAAAAGCTTAAAAGTGATATTGCTGCTGGTTCTTTAACTGGTAACTACCAAACACTTGTAAACACCTATGTTAAACCAATGTTAGTACACTATTCAATGGTTGAATATTTACCATTTAGCACGGTTAGTATTTCAAATAAAGGTGTATTTAAACACACTTCAGAAAATGCAACTGTAATAGACCAAAGCGAATTAGAAAAGCTTATAGAAGCAGAAAGGAAAATAGCTAAAAATTATGCTACAAGGTGTGTAGATTATTTAAACAATAATAGCACACTTTTTCCTGAATATACTTCAAACACAAATGAAGATGTAAACCCACAAAGGGGTGTAAACTATGGTAATTGGTATATATGAAAAAAACACGAAAAAGTAAACCAAAAGAAATTAACATATTAAAGTTAAAAAAATACTTAAAGCAAAATGGCAGAAAAGAAAATAAGTCAATTAACGGCAAAAGGTAGTAACCTTGAAACTACTGATTTATTTATTATAAGTAAGTCAGACGGTAGTGGTGGTTACGACACTAAATATTTAACTGGTGCTGAACTTACACAAGTAAGTTTAAACAACCAAACTGGAACTACATATACACTTGTTCTAACAGACGCAAATAAACTTGTTGAAGTAAACAATGGTAGTGCTATAAATTTGACTATACCACCAAATAGTGGCGTGGCTTTTCCAATAGGTACACAAGTAGTAATAGCACAACAAGGTGCTGGACAAATAACTTTAGTAGCTGGTAGTGGTGTAACTTTACGTTCGAGGGGTGGTATGTTAAAATTAAATGCTCAATATTCAGTAGCAACTTGTATCAAACGTGCAACAGACGAATGGTATGTAGCTGGTGATTTAACAAGTTGATATGTTACGTAGTACACCTGGAATATTAGCAAGAAGGCAAGTAAGTGTTTTAACAAATACTTGGAGCATAGATATAGACGGTGCAAGTCAATATGTTGATTGTGGTAATGTAACGGCAACAAATGGTGTAAGTAATGCAAGTTGGTCGTTTTGGTTTAAATTAGATAGTAATTCTATTAATCAAATGGCAATTAGTCAATGGAATAATTCAAGTGCTACTAATCAAATGTATGTTTACTTAATAGGTAGTTCAAGAATTGATGTACATTTAGCTGGTGTTGTAGCTTTTAGAGATAATAGTACAGTAAGTTTATCTACTGGAACTTGGTATCATTTTATTGCAGTTTATGACGGTTCTCTAACTGGTTCTAATATTTGTAAAGCTTGGTTAAACGGCACACAATTAACAAATAGCTTAACACCTTCTGCAATTGCTAATTTGAAAACGGTCACTAATAGTTTTGAAATGGGTAGACGACCAACTGGTCAATATTTAGACGGTAAAATTGACGAAGTAGCTATATTTACTTCTTCATTAACACCAACAAATGTAGGTGCTATTTATAATAGTGGTACACCTACGGATTTAACAACAAGTGGTATAAGTGGTCTTGCACATTATTGGCGTAATGGTGATAATGACGGTGGTAGTGGTACAACTGTAACAGACCAACAAGGAAGTAAAAACGGAACTTTAACAAATGGTGCTTCATTTATAAGTGACGCACCTTAAAAAATAAAATTATGGCAGTAACAAATGGTTGGGGGCAAGGTGTTGAAAATAACACAATAGATTGGGGCAAAGGAAAAAACAATGCAACAAATAATTGGGGTGAAATTTATAGTAGTAGTGCTGCTGGTGACACACTTTTAAGTTCTGCAAGTTTTTCTAATCAATATAGTTTAGATTTTAACGGTGTAGATATGTACGCTGAACTTGGAAATGTAACAAGTTTAAATGGTAGTGCAGTAGCAAGTTGGTCTTTATGGGTTAATCGTGATAACGTTACAAGAAATGAAGTTGCAATAAGTCAAAGTGGAGCTGGTACTGATAGGCAATTCTATTTAAGATTTGTAGGTAACAATAGAATAGATTTATTTTTAAATAATTTAATTATGTTTAGAGATAGCTCTCTAAATGTGACTTTTGCAAATAACACTTGGTACAATATTGTTTTAACTTATAACGGAGCTAACACACCAAATTCTGCAAAATGTAATTTATATATTAATGGTGTAAAAGAAACAAATACAACTGGATATAACGTATCAAGTTTAAATAGTTCATCAAGTAATTTTAATATTGGTAGACACCAAAACGGTGCTTCAAGCTATAATAATTTTTTTGACGGCAATATAGACGAAATAGCTTTATTTGATAAAGAACTATCGCAAAGCGAAGTAACTGCAATTTATAATAGTGGTGTACCTGGTGACTTAACTGGACACGCAAACCTTACAGACTGGTGGCGTTGTGGTGATGACAATGGTGGAAGTGGAACAACACTAACAGCAAATGTTGGTGGTGTAAATGGAAGTCTTTACAATTCTGCAAGTTATGAAGAAAACGTACCAACATAAAAAACTAAAAAAATGAAAGCAAATTTTGAAACATACGCAACAATAAGTATAGACGACTTACCAAAAGTAGATTTTGAACAAGTAGGGCAAACAAGTAATGAAACTGTAAGACGTTCTTTAGACTTAACTAAATTTATTTTAAGTTGGAATCAAACACCAACTTTTATAGAAGATGAAATAATAGTACCAATTGCAGAATATGACCACGCAGAAATGCTTGAAGTAGTACAAACTGACGAATGGCAAGAAAACGACATAGATGAATAAAAACCACATATATATATTTGGAATTATAGTATTTTGTAGTGCTATTTTGACAGGTACAAGCTTAATACTAAATTCACCATATTATAAAATGTTTGGTGGTGTGTTATTAATTAGTTATACGGTTTTACAAATGTTAGCTGGAATAGAACGAAATGAAGGAGAAGATATTTAATGTAGGGTTAAAGCAATTTTTAAACACACCTTATAGTGTGATATTAATTGCAGTTGTTTTTGCTTTTGTTTGGCTTGGTAAATATTTGCTAACGTCAAAAGAAAACGAAATATTGCAACATAAAGAAATGTTAAAGGAATGTGACGAAGAACGAAAACACGATAAATTACTTATGCAAGAAATGGTTTTTGAAAAGAAAAGAAACAAAGAACTTGAAGAATAATTAAAATGGAAAACAAGACTATTATAATCGTAGCTATAATAAGTGCAATAGGTTCATTTTTTGAACCAACTTTAACACTTGAAAAGAAAAAGACGAATAAAGACGTTATAACGTGTGAAAGCGAACTTTTTATAGATAGTCTACGAAATGTAAACGATAGTCTTTTACACAAGCTTAAAATAGAAAATAAAGCACTATTAGAAGACAATACAAGGTTAAAAAGGAAACGTAAATATTATATAACAAGAAATGGTAAGAAAGTACACAGATAAGGAACTGTTAGATAAAGTACAAGAATTAGAAAGTTTTACAGAATTTCCAAAAGGATATTGGATATTAGCAGTCAGAAGTAAAGCAGATAAACCAAATAAATTTGATGACAAATTTTACATTTACAAAGGTACAGACTTTGTAAGGGTTTTAACTGGTACTACCAATCCAGGTTTAAGTATTTTAAAAGGTGGTTGGAAAAAATATAATAAAAAAGGTGCAGCAGTAGTTAAGTCTAATGAGTGGTATTATAACATTTATAAATACGGACTTCATAGAGGTAAAATGGCAGCATTAAGACAAAGACGTGAAAAACCTATTTTATATTACCGTGACGGTGACAATGATAGTAAAAGCGAAGAAATTGGTAAAGTACAAAGTGGTGTTATTTATACTAATTTTCACGGTGCTACTTATGTACGTGATAGCTTACTTGTAAGAGATAAAATAAATGGTTGGTCTGCTGGTTGTTTAGTAGCAAATAACACACAAGACTATTACAATACTATGAACACATTTAAACAAAGTGGTCAAAGGTATTTCACTATGTGCTTAATAAAAGAATTTTAAAAATAAATAATATGTTTAATATGAAAAATGCGATAAAACCGATAGAGGTAAACGTAGACACAAAGAACTTTGATGTTCAATTTGTACGTGATAAAAAGAAAGGAAAAACTTACATTGAAATAGATACTGATTCAGTAGATGTTGTTTATGAAAAAAATGGTGATGTAAAAATATTTAAGCTTGATACTGAAAGTGATATTTTAGACATTGAAATAAGAACAGATAAAGACGGTACTAAAGTAGACGTTTCATCTAAAGTTAATTGGATAGGTAAAGTTGTTAGTTGGTTCTTGACAAGAAAAGCAAGACGTGCAGCTAAGAAAGCTAAAAAATGAAAGTCACACGGATAAGCAAAAACATAGCTAAATTTGAAACTGACAAGAAAAACACGAAATTAGCTATTCTAAGCGACTTACATTGGGACAACCCACACTGTAACCGTGAACTTCTTAAAGCACATTTAGACTATTGTTTAAAAGAAGATATACCAGTATTTATTAATGGTGATATGTTCTGCTTAATGCAAGGTAAAGGTGATAGACGTGGCAACAAGTCAGACGTAAGACCTGAACACGCTTTTAATAATTACTTTGATAGCATAATAAAAACGGCAGTAGACTGGTTTACACCTTACGCACATATTATTAAGTTAATTGGTTATGGTAACCACGAAACAAGTATTATTAAGCACCAGGAAACAGATATAATTGCAAGGTTTGTAGACTTACTAAACTACAAGTGTAATTCAAATGTGCAAACTGGTGGTTATGGTGGTTGGATATGGTTCAATTATCATAGTAGCAATATGGTTAAAAGCTTAAAATTAAAGTATTTTCACGGTTCTGGTGGTGGTGGTGCAGTAACTAAAGGTGCTATTAATCTTACACGTGCGTTAAGTATGTATGAAGCAGATATATTTACAATGGGACATATACACGAAAACGCTGCACGAACTGACGCAAAAGAAATTATGTATCTTAAAAAAGGTGTTTGTGAAATAAGACATAAATATATTCACAATATGATAACTGGAACATACAAAGACGAATACGCAGACGGTAGTGACGGTTTTCACATTGAAAAAGGAAGACCAATTAAAGTTCTTGGTGGTCGAATATTAACACTTGACTTTGACAGAAATAGAATCAATAATATACGTACTTTAAAATGTGCTATTGATAGTAGACAATTTCCAATTATTTAATTATATTTGATATTATCTTCATAATAATTTATATTAATTAGTGTTAAAAGGTGTTAGAAATAGCACCTTTTTTTAT